GGTCTAACCTTGTCGATTTCCAGCCAAGCCCTTATCGAATGAGCGCACAGCTTCTCGCTAAGGTGCGAGGATTGATAGCACACGCGCTAAGCCCTAACTCAATGGTGGGTTAATGCCAGTTGCAATCACCACACTACGCACCACTCTAGCGACTGCCCTAGTCAATAATGCTAAGTGGCAAACCTTTGCTTTCCCGCCTGCAACAGTTTTAGCAAACTCTGTAATTGTCAGTCCAGATGATCCGTATCTAACACCTAACAACAACAGCCAGATCTCTATTAGCCCGATGGCTAACTTCAAGATTGTTATGACTGTCCCATTGTTTGACAATGAGGGTAATCTCAACGGCATAGAAGATTTCGTCTGCAGCGTGTTCGCAAAGCTCGCAGCATCTAACTTGACCTATAATGTAAGCGCAATCAGCGCACCTAGCGTTCTCAATGCGGCAAGCGGAGACTTGCTTAGCTGTGAGATGTCCGTATCAATCCTAACGAGTTGGAGCTAACCATGACCGACATGGCACAGTGGGAAAAAGAGCAGGAAGCTTTCTTGATCAAAATCGGTCAGGTAAAGCCAGCAGCAGCAAAGCCAGTAACTAAGAAAGAAGAGGAATAATCCGATGGCAGTTTATTTAGCAAATACAGGAGTTCTAACTGTTAATTCGGTTGATCTCTCAACATTAGTCACAAATGTGGTCATTAACCGCTCCTTCGATGAGCTGGAGATCACAAGTCTTGGGGACACAGGTCACAAGTTCGTTAAGGGATTGGAAGCTTCAAGCATCACAATCGACTTCCTAAATGACTCAGCATCTGCAAAGACACTCCAGACATTGAACACCACATGGGGCACAAGCGTAACTGTTACATTTAAGCAGACATCTGCCGCTGTATCAGCAGAAAACCCACTTTACACAATGACTTGCTTGATCAACAACACAACACCTGTAAATGGTGCAGTTGCTGATCTATCAACACAGTCTGTAACATGGAATGTTATGGGCACAATCGCAATCACAACAAGCTGATAAGAAACTAACAAAGGGGCAAACTCATGGCAAAACTAAAGATAGTTCGTACAGATGGAAGTATTGTTGAAGGCGAGATCTCACCAGCGGTGGAGTATTTCTTCGAACAACAAACTAAAATGGGTTTTCATCGCGCTTTTCGAGAAGAAGAAAAGCAGTCACATGTCTACCTTTTGGCTCATGAGATTATCCGCAGATCAGGTGAAACTGTTAAGCCTTTCGGGATGGAGTTTATCGAGACACTTAAAAGTGTCGAGGTGCTTGACTCTGACCCTTTAGCCTAAAGCGAGATCTTCCATTCACCTACTTAATTGCTCGGTTGAGCATTAGGTTGGGGATCTCGCCCCAAGCATTATTAGATCTAGATAAGACCATGCTCGATGCACTTGTGCAGGGGCTAAAGGATGAAGCGAAAGAGGTGAGCGATGCAAATAGAACTGCAAGGAAACGCTGACCTTCGCAAAGCATTACGCCGCTTTGCTCCAGACCTAGAGAAGTCTCTGAAGATTGAAATGAAGCGAGGACTTGCCCCAGTTGCTAAAGCGGCTAGGGGCTTTGTCCCATCTCAATCTCCTTTAAGCGGTTGGGCTCCAAGATCATTTAATGAAGGATCTTTTCCTACTTTTAATTCTAGTATTATTAAAAGCAAAATTGGCTTTACAACTTCTGTAAGCAAAAGAAATAAAAATGGTTTTAGTTCTATGGCATCTGTGTTTAATAACTCTCGCGCAGGTGCTATCTATGAAGGTGCTGGTCGTGCTAATCCACAGGGTCAGCAGTGGGTTGGTCCTAAAGGTCCAGCGGGTCACAGGTATTCACATTCACGCAACCCTAAAGCGGGTGAACAATTTATCAATGCACTTCCACCACTTACAGGAAGTCTCAAAGGTCGCGGTCGCTTGATCTTCCGCGCATGGGCTCAAAACAAGGGTGTTGCTGAGGGTATTGTCAATAAGGCAATCACCACAGCAGAACAAGAATTGTACAAGCGTTCTAACGCTGGAGCTTTGAGGAGAGCCGCATGAACACTTTTTTTGAGCAGATCCTCATTGGCTCTAAGTTCGATGCTAAAGGTTTCAAGCAAGCCGAAACAGCGCTTGGGAAGTTAAATGGCACAGCAAAGAAAGTTGCTGGATCATTAGGTCTAGCCTTCGGTGCAGCTGCTATTGCGCAATACGGCAAAGCAGCAGTTAAAGCCTTTGCAGATGATGAAGCAGCAGCCCTTAGACTCAATCGCGCTGTTGAAAACTTAGGCATTGGGTTCGCTAATCCTGCAATTGCTGACTACATCGCTAAGTTAGAGAAGTCCGCAGCTGTAGCCGATGACATTTTACGCCCAGCCTTTCAGGGTTTGCTGACCACTACTGGCTCATTAGTCCAGTCTCAAAAACTTCTTAACGATGCAATTACTATCTCTCGTGCTTCTGGCGTTGATCTAGCAACTGTTACAGAGGATCTTGGTAAGGGTTATGTTGGTATAACAAAGGGTCTAACAAAGTACAACACAGGACTTACCAGAGCAGAGCTTCAATCTAAGTCATTCAATGAGATCTTAGGCGTTATCCTAAAGCGATCAGCGGGAGCAGCAGAGGATTACTTAGATACTACTGCTTACAAGTTTGATGTCCTGAGCGTTGCTACATCTAATGCTTCAGAGATTATCGGTGGCGGCTTAGTCGATGCGTTCGCCCTTGTCGGTGGCGGTACAGATGCCAATGATGCTGCTTATGTAATTGAAAACATCGCTACAGCCCTTAGTAAGGTAACAGTGCAAGCAGGTCGCACTATTGGAGCAATCCCTACTCTTATCCAGAACTTAAAAAACCTTCCTAAAAACATCTTTGCTGGCTTTGCGGGTAAGCAATTAGGTGTGAACATCGCCATTCCTGAAAAGAAGGAAGAAGTAAAACTCACTCTTACTCAGAAGAAGCAAGAAGAATTGATGGCTAAACTAGAGAAAGACTCGCTCCGCAGAGAGCGTGAGAGACTTGCTCTAAAGAATAAGCAGTTAGCCACAGACAAAGCCAAAGCAATTATTGCTAAGGGTGAGGCTGCACTTGGCAAAGGTCAAGAAGTGTTTGACATGGACAAGATCCAGATTGCAGCAGCACTTACCAATCAAGCAGAACAATTAGCCAAGACAACATCTGGAGCGCAAGCTTTACAAATCGCCAACGACACAGCACGCCTAAATGTCAAGCGTTCTATACTTGTCCTAGAAGATGCAATTGCCGCTAAGGATGAAGCAGCCATTATCGCTGCAACGGCTAAACTCAATGCGGACTTAAAGACTTTAACTGCTTTAACTGGTCAAGAAACTAAGTTAATTGCTATCAAGGGAATTCTAGACGGACTAGCTTCTAAGTCAATTGGCATCGATGTAGATACAACAGCGGCTATGGCTAAGATTAAAGCTCTCTACGATAGTGCTACAACAGGCATTGTAATTCCTGTATCTTTAGGTGACTCCTCAGGCGTAGCAGGGCAAGAGCCGCAAAACATTGGCGGTATCTTTACAGGCATTGGTTCTAACCTACGAGAGTACACAGCGCAATTAGGGACAATTGTTTCAGGCTTGAAGCAAGGCGGTGGCGAGTTTAACTACTCAATTACTGTGAATACTGGTATTGGTGATCCTAACGCTATTGCAGATGAGATTGTGAACTTCCTCAACCAAGCCGCAGCTCGTGGCACTCTATCTAATGGAATACTTAACATAGCATGACATGGCTTCCAGAGTGGCGGGTGACAGTAGGTGATGATGTTTATACAACTGTCACTTCTGTTTCCTATTCATCTGGTCGAATGGACATTGACTACCAAGCAACGGCTGGATACTGCCGCGTAGAGATCATCAACACTACTGGGGCAGCCTTTACTATCAATGTCACAGAGCCAATTACTTTAGAGCTTAAAAACTCATCTGGCACTTATGTCACAATGTTTGGCGGAGAAGTATCAGACTTTAACATTGGCGTTAGAAGCCCTGAGGAGTCTGGCTACATCACCACTGGCACAATCTTAGGTGTCGGATCATTAGCAAAACTTACAAAGGCTATTTATAACACCGCCCTTGCAGAAGGTTTAGACGGCGCACAGATCTCAGAGATCTTAGGTGCAGCACTTAACCTGTCATGGGCAGAGGTCACTCCAACTGTTACATGGGATACCTATCCAGCAGATGTCACATGGGCTAATGCAGAGTCTTACATTGGCACTATTGACTCAGGCTTTTACACAATGATCGCTTTAGCTGCTAACGCCTCTGCTAAGTCTCAGACCCTTGCAGACCAGATTGCTAACAGCGCACTCGGTCAGCTTCACGAGGAAAACGATGGGAATGTCAGTTATGATGATGCAGACCACAGATCTAACTACCTTGCAGCAAATGGATTTACTAACCTTGATGGCGCGTATGCAACACCATCCTCTATCACCTCAACAACTCAGACTGCTCGCATCCGTAACAGCCTTATCTATCGCTACGCCACAGGATACGGATCGACCTACAGTACCTCTGATACCGACTCTATAGCCTCTTATGGACTCTTTGAGCGTTCCTTTGACTCTAACATTAAAAACCTTGCAAACATAACTGACATCGCCTCTAGAGAGCTTAAACTTCGAGCAAACCCACGCGGGTCATTGGGTGCCATTACCTTTCGCCTAGATAATCCAGACCTTCCCTCTGCCATGCTTGACAGCCTTATCAGCGTATTCTTTGGTCAGCCTGTGTTAATTACTAACTTGCCTAGCAACCTTCTCGGTGGTCAGTTCGATGGCTTTGTGGAGAATGTCGCACTCAGGGCAACTCCGAGCTTTACTGAGATCACTCTTTATGTCTCAGCGACAGACTTCTCACTATCAACAACCCAATGGGAAACAGTATTGCCAGCCTCACTTCAATGGACTGGCGTGAATGCTATACTTCAATGGACAAATGCGACAGGAGCTCTAACTTAACATGGCACTTTCACCAAACTATTCGTGGGCTGAACCCGATAACTCAAGCCTTGTAAAAAATGGCGCACAGGACATCCGCGCCTTGGGCGATGCCATTGACACATCTGTCTGGAACATCGGCTTTGGTCAAGCTGGTAAGAATAAGATCATCAATGGTGACTTTAACATCTGGCAGCGTGGTACATCTTTCAGCAATACAAATCAGCTAGTTTATACAGCGGATCGTTGGCAGCTAAATGACTTTGGCGGTCAGGTCTCAAATGTGGCTCGTTCAGCTTTTACTGCTGGAGCAGCACCAGTTGCGGGGTACGAAAGCCAATACTATGCAACTTGGTCGAGGGCTGGAGCAGGAACAGCATCAAGCTATTTAACCCAAAAGGTTGAAGATGTCAGAACCTTTGCAGGCAATACTGTGACGTTCTCTTTCTGGGCAAAAGCTGCTGCAACCGAGAGTGTAGATTTCTACATTGACCAAAACTTTGGTTCAGGTGGTTCGGCAACTGTTGGAAGCGCATCGACCACATTCTCATTAACTACTAGCTGGGTAAGATACACAGCAACAGTAGCCCTTGCATCTATTACTGGAAAAACAGTAGGAACAAGCAGTTTCATTGCACCAACATTTCAGGTGCAAACTTCCCAAGGTGCTTTCACGATTGACATCTGGGGAGTACAACTTGAGTACGGCTCAAAGGCAACTCCATTTGATACTGCAACTGGAACTATCCAAGGGGAATTAGCCGCTTGTCAGAGGTACTATCAATTAGTAGCAAGCGGAACTGCTCAATCTTTGTGCGTTGGTGCTATGTATGGAGCAACTGCTTTTTATGGTATTTATAACACAAAAGTTACAATGAGAACTACGCCCACACTTTCGCAAACAACAGGCACAAATTATTATACGGCGTTTGCTGGTAATGCGACAGATGATTTCGATTCAATCGTGTCTATAAATAACGTAACACCCAATCAAGTTCGATTTGATTGCACGAGTGGTATTTCTTTAACTAATGGTTTTGGTGCTTGGATTATTACAAACAACGCTGCGTCTTTCGTAGCATTACAGGCGGAGTTATAAAATGAAACCAATTTATGAAGAAGTAACATCAGAGTTCGGCGATGGTTGCATCAAAGCAACATACGAAAACGGCTTAGTTTTGCTTATTCCTAAAGATGAAGCCAACTCGGACTATCAGGCTTACCTCAACAAGGATAAGCCACAGGTGGAACATTTGACGGAGATAATTCCAGCGGATGAAGCCTAAACTTTCACGAGCTGCATCACAATTAAGGGAGCAGATCGATGACTCGTTCCCAGATCGTGACCGCACATCGGATGGTTGGATCGGTGATACCCGACACGCTGCTCGCAAGTCTGATCATAATCCAGATGAGCAGGGTTGGGTACGCGCCATTGATGTGGACAAAGATCTATTCAAGGGCGGGAAGCCCGACATCATGGGAGATCTTGTCGATCAGCTTCGTACCTTGTCCAAGTCCAAAACAGACAAGCGTATTAGTTACATCATTTACGATGGACGCATCTGCTCCAGCATCCTTAACTGGAAGTGGCGCAAATACACAGGGGCTAACAAACACTCTAAGCATTGTCATGTCAGCTTTAAGAAAGAAGCTGATAATGATGGGGCTTTTTATCAAGTATCTATGTTAGGCGGAGAATAATGAACGAACTAAAGACAGCAGCAGGATCTTGGGGCAGAGCCTTCCTAGTAGCAGTTATCTCAATGGCAGCAGCTGGGGTCACAGATCCTAAAGCTCTGATCGCAGCAGGTATTGCTTCTATCCTTCCACCTGTATTGCGTTATCTCTCGCCTAATGATCCGTCTATGGGCATCAAGAAGTGACACAGAGCGACTTCTTCACATTCTACCTAGCAACGCTCGGAGTCATTGGTGGGCTTGCAGGTTATGTAATTACTCACTTGCTATCCGAGATCAAGCGACTCAATCAGCGTGTCGATGAGATCTATAACATACTTCTAGAGCGATAATTTAATCATGGCAAGAAAAGCAACTAAGGCGTTAGAGGAGCAAGGCTACTCAAAGCTCGATGCTTATTGCATTGGACTCTATGAGTATTTCTGCTCATTGAAGCGTGCTGGGTTTGCTGAGGACATAGCGATGTTCATGATTACAGAGCCACAGGCTTACCCTCATTGGATCTTGCCAGATCCTATTGCGCCAGAGAAGTTTGGCGATTATGAAGATGAGGATGACGATTAAGCGAATAGTCGTAGTCTCGGACTTACAAGTCCCTTACCATGACAGGGTTGCTACTCGCAATCTTGCTAGTTTCATCACAAAGTTTAAGCCAGATCAAGTAGTCACCATCGGCGATGAGATTGACCTACCCCAGATAAGTAAATGGGAAGAAGGTCGCATGGGCTCTTATGCCCAGACCCTAGATGATGATCGTAATGAGGCTGTTCAGCTGCTCTGGGAGTTAGGCGTTACCGATTGCATCCGTAGCAATCACACAGACCGCCTGTACAACATCATCATGGCTAAAGTCCCAGCGTTCGGGGCACTGCCAGAGCTTCGCTTTGAGAAGTTCATGAAGTTCGATGAGTTAGGTATTACCTTCCATAAGAACCCTATGCCTATTGCTCCTAACTGGATTGCAGTGCATGGAGATCACACACCTATCAAGCCACAGGGGGGCTTATCAGCCCTAGAAGCGGCTCGTAGGCATGGCAAGAATGTTATCTCAGGTCATACTCACAGAGCGGGGCGTTCAGCCTTCTCAGAGGCATCTGGGGGGCGTATAGGGCGTGTGCTGCATGGTGTCGAGGTAGGCAATCTTATGGACTTTAAGCAAGCTGCTTACACAAAGGGTGTAGCCAATTGGCAGCAAGCCTTTGCCATTATCTATGTGAACAAGGCTAAAGTACAGGTGGATCTTATCCACATTGAGAAGGATGGCACATTCATTGTGTCTGGAAAGAGTTACGGACGCGCTCGATAATCGTTATCAATTCGTTACCTAAATGTACTTGATCTGTCTGACAGTTATGTCACACTAATCCTGTAGCCAATCAAGGGCATTGGCACAGATAGGCAAGTAAATGATCAAGTTCAACAGAATTAACGGATGGTCTTACAAGACATCTGATAATGCTTACATTATTAGCAACTGTGGTAACCGCACATGGTTCTCAGCTGAGATCGATGCAGAAGCAACAGCTAAGCATGGCTTTGAGATTGCAGTGGAGAACAGCAAGATGTATCACACTACTTTGGCAGAAGCTCAAAACTGGGTACGCAATTACAATTACGCGGCGGTGTCAGCATGAGCTTTGAGACACCGATTATCGTGTTGCTTCTAGCAGCTAACGCATTGTGGTATTTAGTAGGCTGGGCTAAAGGCTTTAACGAGGGCAAGCGTGAGGGTCTAGTGGTTGCTAAATCATTTCAGCGAGTGACACAAGATGCTCGCTAATGAAATCCTCCTCACAGCAACCGACACGATCTCTCAGCGTGGCTTATCGTATGGTCACCCTGCGGATAACCTGCAACACACAGCGATGCTCCTCAGTGCATACTTACAAACACCGATCCATGATTATCAGGTCGCGGGGATCATGGTGCTTGTTAAACTTGCAAGGACTAATCAATCAGCCCAGCAGATCGACACATGGATTGACCTCTGCTCTTATGGGGCAATCGCAGGACAACTAGCAACAGAGGAGAATGATCTCTATGTTTAATTTAGCCGATTACGAGCCAGTTGAGGTGAGACTTGAAAAGTTTATTAAGGATTATCCAGCGTTCAGGATTGCTACTGAGTTGGAAGTTGTCGAGGCTACTCGATACATTGTTAAGGCGTATCTATTTAAGGATGCTAGCGATGGCGTTGCATGGGCGACAGGGTACGCTGAGGAGACAGTTACTAGCCGAGGGGTTAATCAGACTTCAGCACTGGAGAATTGCGAGACTTCGGCGATCGGCAGAGCACTTGCAAATGCGGGTTATGCTCCTAAAGGAAAGAGACCAAGCCGAGAGGAAATGAGCAAGGTTGTAGCTGCTAAGCCAGTTAAGCCACCAGTTCAAGAAGTCAAGGCAGATGATCAGGATTACTGGACAACTCCAGTGGGTCAATACAATAAAGTAGTCGATGCGCCTGTCACACTTGACAAAGCTATGGAGACTGTGGCTTCAATCATGGGCACAGCAGAGGCGCAGGAGTCACCAAGCTGTGTGCATGGGGCTATGCGTTGGCGTGATGGTGAGAAGAATGGACGCGCATGGGGCGGGTATCAGTGCGCTCACATGAATGCAGGTGGAGTTAAGTCTGACTGTCCACCTGTCTGGTATCAGTTAGGTTCAGATGGTAAATGGCAACCACAGAAGGCGAGAGTGTAATGGGGAACATAGAGATCTGGAATTACAATGATGAGCAATGGGTTGCATTGGAAGATGTGCCTTTGTACGACACGATTAACTGTCAGCTTTGTAATGAGCCTACCGAGGCGCATGACATTGTGGCTGAGATTAAGTTTAAGGATGATCAGCCAGTTGTAGGGGCATGGCAGTGCAGGAAGTGCAAGGCAGTCAATGGATGATCAAGAGAAGTTGCTGGTATTCTTAGTATTGCTGCTGTTTATCGGTGGCGTTGCTATGGGTTACATGGCGCATGGCTAGTCAAGCAAGGAAACATAGAGGCTTCCGAACAGAACGCGTAGTCGCACAGTACCTATCGACTGTGTGGAGTGGTGCAACTGTCGGAAGGGGTAGCGGTAAGGACATTGTTAATGTGCCGTTCGATGTTGAAGTCAAAGCCCGCGCTGGATTTCAACCATTGGCTTACATTAAGCAATTAAAAGCTCGCACAGCTCTTTCGGGGGAATTGGGCTTTGGAGTGATACGACTAAACGGACAGGGTGAGGATGCGCGTGAGTATGCCGCCATCATCCGCTTAGAGGATCTCTTACCGCTACTCCAATTAAAGTATGGTCACATTACTAGCGAACCCACAGAGGCAGACATTGACCGCTGCACAGCCTGTGGGTCTTACATGATACAGAGGTGCTTAACTTGCCAGCCTATGACTACAAATGTTCACGATGCAATCTTAGTCAAGAGATCAATCATGGATGGCACAATAGACCAGTAGTGCTTTGCACTTACTGTAATGAGCCTATGGTTAAGGTAATTGCAGCTAATCCAGCACACTTTAAGGGTAAGGGCTTCTACAGTACAGACAAATAGTTATCCACAGAAGTTATCCACAGGGGGTACAAAAGTGAAGACACGCCCAAGATTTACGCTGTTACTTGACAGAGCCTTTATGCTAAGTACGCAGAGCCTCTCAAAGGCTCACCGCGACCCGCTGAGGCGGGTAGGTCGCGGGGTGCTGCTAGCATTTGGGATAGCTCTATGCTTTC